CCGCATCATACAAACTGATGCTTAAATCTTGCCATTCTGAACGACCCTTTACATATCTACGAGTATTAATGTGGTCAATAACCACTTTACCATTAGCTATTTCGGGTCGGTTAGCCGCTTTGATGAGATATGCTGGAATTCCTTCAATATACATAATGAACCTGTTTGACATTTTCGGTTCAAAATTTGTAAACATTATCTCCTGCGGTGTGAGTAAATTTGCCATTTAAATTCTCCTAATCTTTCTTATAAGTATATCATTCTTCAAATTATGCACCAGGGAATGTAGCGCCCGTAGGAAGAATGTTGAAATCCAACACAATAAATTCAGCAGTTTTGGTAGGTTGTAAGAAAATCTCACCCACTAAAACATTTCTATCAATTACGTCTGGTGTGTTATTAGTTTCATCCATCACTACACGGAATGCGTATAAACCATTTCTTTGTTGGATTGATTCCAAGTATGGGTTTGCGATTGACAAGAATCGGTTTCTTGTAGCAGCCGTGTTTTGTTCAAATACCAAGTATCTTGTAGAAGATGCGATGTATTTCTTTACAGCAATTAACAATCTTCTTACATTGATTCTATCCAATGCAGATGGTCTAGCTTGTAAGGTCTTTTGACCAAATACCGTAGCACCTTGGCCAGGGAATGTAGCGATTGGGTTTACACGACCTTCGTAAAGTGTATCTCTTTCAGCGTGAGTCAAACGAGACTTAACTTCAATAACATCGGTTAAACCACCACGATTTAAACCTGCGGGAGCAAACCATTCTGCTGCAACTTGGTCATTGAAAGCAATCACGCCAGGAAGAACAACACTTGGTGGAACCCATACTGGCTTGTTTTTATCAGTATCAAGGATTTTAACCCAAGGATGGTAAGTAGCAACATAATTTGAGTCAAACGAAGTTAATGCGTTTACAACCGTAGTGTTTGAATCATCATATGCGCCTGCATCCATTACAAAGAAACAATCTTGTCTATCTTCACACATATCTTTAGCGAATGTGGTAACTGAAGAGTGTAATCTATGTAAAATACCTGGAAGGACAACCATATTGATATCAAACTCATCAGGATTAGAAATTGCGTTGATAGCTTTTCTTAAAGCAACCGTGCCCGTAGCCGTAGCAGAAGAACAATCCAAACCTTGAGTATTTCCAGCAACAATACCATTAGTACCACCACCAACTCTAATAATTCGGTTTGGCTCCCAGCCATCAAATCCACCTTGGAACGGAACCATAAATTTCTTGTAGTCAACATCACTTGTTAATGATACAGTACCTGAACCTGATTGGCAAGTAGCCAAATCAAATGCAGTGCCAACCGTTGTTTGTTGAGCCTCAATTGGTAGCGGTAATAAAAAGTTTAAGTTATCAGTTGAACTGAAGTCGTAGTTGTATCCAAGGAATACTTTTGTATTTACGACACCACCCAATGATTGAGAAACCACATAAGTTGGGTCTGGCAAAGTATATGAACTATTAAGTGGTGATGTTAGTGCTGCGAATCCAAAAGGAACCAATGATGAGTCAATAGCACCATTCGTTACATCAGCTTCCATTTCAACACGAATATGAGCTGAATTATTAGGGTAATCACCTTCTATGTTTAATTTACCACTTGCATCTACAGTAATATATCTATCACCAATAACTCTTGCGATGTAGTTTGGTGAATTTGGGTCAAGGTTAAGACCTGTGAACTCTTCTACGATATTTGGTCTTGTGTCTGCGTCTTGAACATTTGTTCCAAAAATAGAATTAGGAATTTTTGCAGTATCTACTCTACGAACTTGTAAAGTGAATGTTCCGTATTCAGAACCTGGAACTTCAGATGCTGGTTTGATATCACGGATACCTACTTTAAACTCGTAGTTTGTAGCATTACCATGAGAAAGAGTATGAACTCTAAATAAGTTTGTAGCTACACCACCAACTTTTTGTGACTTAATGTAAGGAGTTGTTGCTTCAGAGTATTCTTTAGCATAACTAACCGATTGAGTTACAATCGTTATTGAAGATGAGTTGGAAGCTGCAAACGATGCTGATTGGAATGTAGAAAAGTTCATATAGGTATATGCTACCTTTGAAGATTTAGGAGCATATCCGTAAACTTTAGTAAGATAGTTTTCTGAACTTGGGTTTAAAGAAGCACTTACACTTGTATTGGTAACAGAACTACCTGTTAAATTCAAAAGGAACAATGAAGCGCTGTTCAATCCACTTGCAACTACTGTAGAAGTTGAAGAACCCACATAGTCACCACCAAAAGTAGCAGTAGTTGGGTGTAATACAGCGGCTACTTTTTGACCAGCTGCGCCCGAAACTACCAATGCAATTGTTTGTGCGGTGTATCCACTTGCACCCAATACTCTAACGATAGTTGCGTTTGGAGCATCTTGCAAATAAGATTGTGCGGTATAAGGAAGATATGAATCTTCGGTTAAACCACCAAACTTTTGTTGAAACTCGTTAAATGATTCTACTCTCGTTGGAACGAAAGCGGGACCCTTGATAGTTTGTCCGATAAGAGCGCCACCAATCTCACCAATACCCTGTGGTAAAAACGAGAGGTCCTTTTCTCTTGTAAAGACGCCTGGACTAACAATTCTTTCAGCCATTATTTTCTCCTAATGTTCTATTTTTGGAATTTTCCTTACTAATAAATACCAAGAAAATTAGGGAAACACGATAATTATTGTTTAGGGATGAAAGTATTGTTTTGTAAATCTACACTACCCTCACCATACTTTTCTTTTAATTCTTGTGCGAGTTTTCCTTCATTTTCTTTTAAAGTGTTGTAACGGCTTATAAGTTGGTCAGTTTCTTCGTTTAAAGATTTATAAATACTCTCAAGTTGGAGTTTTTCTATTTCAATTTCACCCAATCTAGCGAGTGATTGTAAGATGCCTGATTGCAACACATTTACCTTGGTTACTTCTTCTTCGGTAAGTGATATAACTGTTTTTTCCATAATAAAATTTATTTAATATACTATAAATATAGAATTATAAATCATAACTTTCATTCCATATAATTTTACCAACTGAAAATGTTTTTCTCGTATTATTTCTAACACCAGCAAATTCTGGCAACAGGTATGCTTTTACTTGTAAAGTAATTTCCGACTTTACAATTCGGTCTTCACCTACTTCTTGTAAGGTTTCAAATGTATATGAATCTGCTTTTACTACAAATTTGTATCTATCACCAAAAGAACGACCTTGGAAAAATACAATTTGTTCTACAATCTTATTTACCTGCTCTTGGTAATCACACCAAACAATAGTAGAATATTCTATATTTACATAATCCGGCTTTTCAACTGAATAATATTCTTTTGATGGTTTCTGATTAGTTAAAACTGAAAATTGGTCGTATCTATTGTCTTTGGTATAAGTTCTTTCAAACATTTGGCTTGCGTCTTCGGCGTTAATCACCTTTAACTTAGCCATATCCGTATTTGGAGATAGGGAGTTTCTTTTAAATACAATAACTGGTGTTAAAATCATTCCATTATCATCTCTCATAAAAAGGTCTCTTTGAGCTGACTTCCATTTTTCAGGATTAGAATACATCACTGGAATTTGAACTAATTGACCATTTTCCTCTACCATTGGTTTAACATCTCTTTCCAAGAAATCTTTAAACGCAAGGTCAATGTCGTATAAACCAATTGAAATGTTTTTAACATTATCCGTATCTCTACGAACTTGATTGGCTTTGTTTAATATAGGGTCATCTTGAGTTGAGCTTTGTGTTTGTCTCAAATCTGGTTTGTTTGGGTCAACTACTCTATAACGATTTGCCATTAGATTCCTGCCGGTATTGTGTTGGTTGTGTTATTTGAATTACCAAAACGATTATCTACCAAATTAAGAGTAGTCTGGCGAGTCATATGTGTATCCAATATAAATGATACTGAATATCCTTGTTCTATACCACCATCCCAAGTAGATGGATTTTTACCTGCAAAGTATTGACTTTCTCTTACAATATCTACCATAAAGTATTCATTGTCGTAAAGAACTATATCACCAACTTCAGGTAATATATCTTTATCATCTTTTAAAGTATCACGCAAAAATCTAAATTGTGCTGTTCTTGTAAAGTATTGACCAAAGTCATCGGAAATTTGTTCTTTTAAACCCCATTCAATTAAAGAAGGAATTTTTACAGGATTATAGTAAACTTTTTTACTACCCTCACCATACAAATTGGTATTTGATTCATCTACTACCAATTTAAAGTAGTAAATCTCAATATCAATAATATCGTTAATAAGTTCCTTGTTTAGGGTTCTAAACAAAGACATATCTCTTTGACCGCCAAATAATGCCATTTTCTTACCCTATGTAAATTGGTCTTGGGATTCTTGCAAGTGTAGATTCAAGGAATTCAGCTTCATCTCTCTTGGCTTCCATAAGGGCTCTTTTAGATGTAGCTTCCAACATTTCCTTTAATTGAGTTAGAAGCGCTTCTTTTTCTGCAGCCGCTTCGGAACGAAGGTCACCTCCATCCAATGTAATGTCTGCGCCTGGAATTGGAATAGCAGAAAACTTGGCTCTTACTGCTCCAAGGACTTCTTTAGCCAATGCAAGAGTATATTTGGTAATCCATTGTCTTCCTGCAGAATTGATTGAGGTGTATGATAATCTTTCAAACGGAACATTTGAAAAGTCACTAACCACATTTGAAGCTATGATTGGGTTATTAGCTTCACTATTTAAAGTGTATTCAAAATAAATTTTGGTATTATCATCCCCATAAACAGGAAGTGGAAAAATCTTAATACGATTATTAATCAATTCAAATGAAAATTGAGATTTACGAATTTGGTCGTTGAACTCAATTGCTTGTAATCTTAATATGTCATCGTACATTGGCTGCATCATAAATGATACACCTGGTGAGTAATTACCCCAACCAAAAGTATCCATCATTTGTTGTGAACCAAGACCTGTTCCTACAAAGGGGTCAAAGTATCTTACAATGGCGGGGGGTGCTTGGTGAAATACTCTACGAATGGTAAGTCCATCTGATACTGAACCTGATTCGAGTGATACAACACTACTATCATTTAGATTGTAAATTTGTTGACCTTCTGTTAAAGTAAATGACGCTGTGTAGTGTGTTAATCTACCACCACTTTTTGCTTCAGTTCCATAATCTTTTGCGAGGTTTACTACCCCCTGCATATTATTATTAATTTGTTTATTAGCAAGAGTGTTATTTAAATTAGAACCTTGTAGAGACAAAAGATTTTCCTTTGCTCTATACTGATTGATTTGCGAAGAATATTCGTTTGCCGCTTCTTCAAAGCAAGCAAAAAAGTTAATATCTTGTAATTCAATATCAATAATTGGATAACCCAATCGGGTTGCACACCAATTGGCTACATTATCAGCATCTGATTTATAGATAGCATCACCATCAAAAAAACCAAATGGTGTTGGTTTAGT